GGCCTGCCCGACGAGACGGTCTGGGCAACCCTGATCACGGCCATTACGGACAGACGCCTTGAGCACCGCACGGACTACGTGGCCGCGGTCAACGCGAGCCTCTAGGGCAGATGGCAGACGATCCCCAGGCACACGCACCAAAAGGGCCCGTGAAACAGCATCACCCCATAACGCGTCCTGAGCTCATGACGGAGATTTGCACCGCCACGGCGCGGACAGGCGAGCGGTGTCAGCAACCCTCAATTCATGGCGGGCGCGTGTGTCGTTACCACGGGGGCGCCGCGCCACAGGTCAAAGCCGCCGCCGCCGCCCGCTGGTCAACCCCGCTGATTCCCAAGGCGGTTCGGCGCATTGAGCGCCTCATTGACGACGACAAGTGCCCCACCACAGCCCTGGGTGCGAGCAAATTCACGATTGAGCAGGAATACGGCCGCTCCGCGGAGAGCGTGAGCATGGACCTCAGTGGGCAGATTGACGTCGTGGGGGTGCTCCGGCAGCGCTTGTCACGGCGAGGCGAAACGGACGAAACAGGCGAAGAAATGCGAGTGTCTCAGGGGCGGGTACCCGAGGAGCCCGGCGACTAGCGCATGGCGGTCCTCGCCAGTGACCCCGCCCTGGCCCTCGCTGAATGGGCGCGGGATTGCGCGGAAGATCCCCTGCGCTTCGTGGAAACCGCCTACCCCTGGCAAGAGCCCGGCCCGCTGGCGGATCATCCTGGCCCAGACACCTGGCAACGCAACTTCCTGACGCAGCTCGGCGACGAGGTGCGGATGCGGGCGTTCGACGGCACGCACGCCGTCCCGCCGATTCGCATGGCGGCCTCGAGCGGGCACGGCATCGGGAAAAGCGTCATGGTGGCATGGCTGGTCGACTGGATCATGTCGACGCGGCCGTTTTGCCGCGGCACAATTACCGCCAACACGTTTACGCAGCTCGAGACGAAGACCTGGGCGGCGATTCAGTGGTGGACGAGCCTCTGTCTCACGGCGCCGTGGTTTGCGGTCACCAGCAAGAAAATGGCGCACCGGCAGCACCTGACGTCCTGGTTTTGCTCCCCGCAGAGTTGTAAGGAGCAGAACTCGGAAGCCTACGCCGGCCAGCACGCCGCCGATTCCACCAGTTTCTACATCTTCGATGAAGATTCTGCCGTCCCCGATGTGATCCACGAAGTCTCGGAAGGGGGATTGACGGACGGGGAGCCGATGGTCTTCCGCTTTGGCAACCCGACGCGCAGTTCGGGTGACTTCCACAAATGCTGCTTTGGGAGCATGCGGGAGCGCTGGAAGCCGATTATCGTGGACTCTCGGGAGAGTCGGTTCACCAACAAGGCGCAGATAGCGGAGTGGATTCAGGACTACGGGGAGGACTCGGACTTCGTGCGGGTCCGGGTCAAAGGGCTGCCCCCGGCGGCGAGCGATCTCCAGTTCATTGCCTCTGATGTGGTCCGCGAGGCGCAGCGCCGCGCGCCGAGTGCCCTCCCTGATGATCCCTTGGTCTGCGGCCTCGATGTGGCTCGAGGGGGCAGCGACACCTGTGTCTTTGCCTTCCGGCGAGGGGGAGACGCGCGGAGCGTGCCGTTGGTGCGGATTCCTGGGGAGCAGGCCCGGGACAGCATGCGGCTCGTGACCAAGGCCACGGAGATTCTGGACAAGACCTATGACGGTCGGCAGGTGGCGATGCTTTTTGTTGATGGGACGGGGATTGGCGGGCCGATTGTCGACCGGATTCAGCAGTTAGGGTATGGCCGGCGGGTGCTCGAGGTGCAATTTGGGGCTACGCCTCCGGACATGAAGTATGCGAATATGCGGGCGTACATGTGGGGGAAGCTCCGTGACTGGCTGCCGCGAGGGGCGATCCCCGCCTCCCCTTCACTGGAGCAGGATTTGACGGCACCGGGGTACACCCACGACAAACAGGATCGGGTGGTGCTCGAGGCGAAGGAGAAGATGAAGGCGAGAGGGGTCGCGAGCCCGGATCATGGGGATGCCCTCGCGTTGACGTTTGCCTCAGCCGTCCGGGGCGCGGCGCCGCCGCCGAAGGTCGTGAGGCCGCAGCCCCGGCCAGGGGGGACAGGATGGATGTCATAGGGACGCTGTTGGGGGTCTTCGCGGCGGTCGTGCTCGTGGTGTACGTGGGGTGCGTGGCGGTGTTTTTCTGTCGGTTGTAGGCGATGGCATCCTTACGCCTGGACGCCCGTATGTTGAGGACACGTTCCCGCATGCGGCCGAACAGCAAGACCGGCCAACGGACGTTACGGTCGTCCTGGCAGCATTTGGCGCGGGCCGTGAAGAGTTTGCCGCAGGATGCGGGACACGTGTATGAGAATCGCAGCACGGGCACGATTGCGCTCGTGATCAACGGATTAGACCCGGAGAAGCGCGCCCTGCTCAAGTCGACGATTGACGTGGTCATTGGGGGCGACAGGCGAGGGACGGAAGCCTGATGGCAAAGAAACGTAGCACACCGGAGCCGGATAGCTTCCTTCGTACCGCCCTGGCGCGGTGGCAAACCGCCAACACGGCGGAAACCGAGCTCCGGACGTTAGGGGAGCGCGATCAGGCCTTCCTCAACCTCGACCAGTGGGATGCGGATGCGCTGGCGCGGCGGGGGTCGAGCTGGCCGCCTCGGCCGAGCCTCACGATTGACCAGATTGGCGAGCCGTACCGGCAACTTGTGGGGTCGATGCGCTCGGCGAAACCCGGCATCCAGGTCAACCCCGTCGACAACGGGGCGGACCCGGATACGGCGGAGGTGTTGCAAGGGCTGATTCGGCACATTGAGTTGACCGGGGGTGCGAAAGCCGCTCGGGAAGAAGCCTTCAAGAGTGCTGTGGGGATGGGTTGGGGGTATTACCGCCTGGTGTCGGAGTATGAGCAGGACACGGCAGGCGCGCCGCCCGAGGCGCTGTTCGATCAGGTCATTCGGTATCAAGCGATTGAAAACCCGTTTCTGGTGTTTCGCGACCCCGCGTGTCCGCTGCACGAGCCGTGGAAATGCCGGTTTGCGTATGTCATTGAGGACATGCCGAAGGACGAATTCCTGCACCGGTACGGGGAGGAGCGGATCACCACAGCCTCGGATGCGTTTTCCAGCACGGGGATCTCGGAGCCGGACTGGTTTCCGGAAGGCTTTGTCCGGGTCGCGGATTACTACTACGTCGAGGACGTGCCGATTGTCGGCATGGAGGTGGCGCTGCTCGAGGACGGGTCGGTCGTGCGACTGACGGACGTGCCGAAGAGCGCCACGGTGCTCCAGCGGCGCCGGCCGACGCGACGCGTGGTGTATCAGGCGAAGATTAGTGGGGCGGAGGTGTTGGAAGGGGAGGAGGGCACGGATCGGCCGACCACGGGGCGGGTCTGGGCGGGGCGGTTCATCCCGATCGTGCCCATGTATGGGGAAGCGTTGACAGTGAAGGGCAAGCGGCACTTGCGGGGGATTGTCCGGGCGGCGATTGATCCCCAGCGGATGTACAACTACCAGAATTCCGAGTTGGTGTATGAGTTGGCGCTGGCCCCAAAGAGCAAAGTGCTGATGGCGGAAGGCCAGATGGAGGGGTACGAGCGGCAGTGGGCGGAGGCGGCGACCACGGCCTACCCGGCACTGATGTGGAAGCCCACGAGTTTGAGTGGGCAGCTCTTACCCCCGCCGCAGATTGCGCAGTTTACCGACCCGGCGAAGATCCAAGCCCTGGTCGTGGCGATCAACCAGCATAAAGCGGACCTCCGGAGTACCACCGGATGGTATGACGCCACCGACCCCTCGCGGATGAATACCGACCAGAGTGGGCGGGCGATTCTCGCGAGGAAAGAGGCGCAAAACGAGGGCGCGATCAACTACAAAGACAACTTCGCCGCGGCGCTGATCTTTGAGGCGCGGCTCTTGGTGGATTTGATCCCGAAGGTCTATACGCGGATCGGGCGGGTCTTACGGATTGTCGGCCTCGAGGACGAAACCGAGGTGGATCAGGTCGTGGTGGGGCAAGAGCGGAAGATGGCGCGCGGGGTCAAGGGGATCTTCGAGTGGGGGGTAGGGCGGTACGATGTCACGGTGTCGATTGGGGCGAGTTACTCCTCACGCCGGCAGGAGGCCTCGGAATGGGGCCTGGAGCTCATGAAGGTCCTGGAAGCGCCACAGCGGGCGGCGATTGCCCCGATTGTGGTGCGCAACATGGATGCCCCGGGGAATCGGGAAGCGGCGGATCGGTTGGATCGCACGTTGCCCCCGGAGATTCGGGAGACCCCGGACGCGATGGACCCTGAGCAGGCCGCGCGGCGGTTGCAGCAGGCGGAAGCGCAGATGGCGGAAATGGGCCAGGTCATTCAGGGGTTGCAAGAGGCGATCAAGAGTGAGCAAGCGAAGTATGAGGCGCAGGCCGCCCTGGCGGAGCGGGAGAACGCGGTCAAGCTCCAGATTGCGCAAGGGAAGACCGATGCCGATGAGCGGGAAGCCGCGATGGCGCTCCTCATGAAACAGGCCACCCAGGAAGCGGTGGACGCGGTGAAGCAGCAGGAGCTCGAGGTCAAGCGGCTGGAGTTGGAATTGACCGATGCGCAGCATCAGCAGGACATAGCGAGCGCGGAGCGGATTGCGGCGCTGAACGCGCAGACGAAGCTAGATACGGCGGCGCAGGCGAAGCGGCGGATGAAGATCACAAAGACGTTGACGCGGAACGATGCGGGGTTGGCGACCGGGACGACCGAAGTGCACGAGGACGCGGAGGAGACGGTACCGTAGATGCCGCAGACACTGATCCGCGATCCCACCCCACCGTGGATGCGGCCGCCGGCGCCGGTGATGCAGCCGGAGGTCTCGCCGTTTGGGGGGATGCGGCCGGTGCCGGTGGCCCCCCCGGAGGATGCGCGGGTCGTGGTGGCGCGGGAACTGGCGCGGATCATCGGGGCGGACAGCCCGACCGCGCAAGTGCTGATGCTCATGAATCCGCTGAGTGCTGGGGGCGAGGGCGGGATCGTGGGGATGGTGCAGCGCGTGCTTACGCGGGGGCAGCGTGAGGCGGTTGGCCCGCGTCCCCCCATCCGTGCCTACCACGGCAGCCCGCACGA